ATTTGATGAAAGAGACATTCCTCCAACAGATCGTTTCTGTGTACTACCACCTGCTGAGTACTACAAACTTGCTGAGTCTGCTACTAGAACAGTTGACGTTGACTTTAACCCACAAGGTAACGGTTCGTTTGCTTCTGGTAAGGTACAACAAGTTGCTGGCATTCCTGTAATGATGTCTAACAACGTACCTCAGTCAAACAGATCAGCAGCATCAGGTGAAACTAACGCTTACAATGGTGACGATAGTAAAACTATTGGTTTAGTTTTTCATAAATCTGCTGTTGGTACAGTTAAGCTGATGGATATGACTACTGAGATCTCTGGTTCTGACTACGGAATCATGTATCAAGGTACGTTAATGGTTGCTAAGTATGCTCTAGGTCATGGAATCCTAAGACCAGAATGTGCAGCTACTATTAAGCTATCTGCTTCTTAATTTCAATTTATAGGGTATCTTATTATTAGATACCCTTTTTTTATTACCATGCCAGAAGGAAAAGCTTACAAGATTACTAAAAAGAAAAAAAAGAAAAAAGGTGGGAGAGACTCACTTAAAATCAAAAAGTATTAAATCATGGCTGTAGCTGCAACAACTGAACTTGAATCAATCAACATTATGTTGGCTGCAATAGGAGAAGCACCAGTAAACTCTTTAACTGGTACGTTACCTGTTGATGTAAAGATAGCTCAAACTACTTTGACAGAAGTAAACAAAGAAGTTCAATCAGAAGGTTGGTCTTTTAATACTGAGATAGATGTAACTCTTACAAGAGATGGGTCGAATCAAATTAGTTTACCTGCTAATGTTTTGAGAGTAGATGCAAACATACATCAACACCCAACTATTGATCCTATCCAACGTGGGCTAAAGCTATATGATAGACAGAATAATAAGTATGAATTTGATGAAGACTTGATTTGTACTGTTGTTTATTTTAGAGAGTTTGACGAAATGCCAGAACAGGCAAGAAGATATATGACTATCAAAGCTGCAAGAATATTTGTAGATAGACTTGTTGGTGATGATGGTTTAAGAACTTATACACAACAAGATGAAATAAGAGCAAGAGTTATACTTACAGAAACAGATTATGCTAACGCAGATCACAACTTACTAAGAGGAGATCCTTCTCTTACCAGTATCTTTGATACTTACAATCCTTCTAGTGCATTGATTAGATAACTATGGCTGTTATATCAAGAGCTATACCTACATTATTGAGAGGTATATCACAATCTTCTGATGCGTTAAAGCAACCAGATCATGCTGATATACAAGACAATGCTGACAGTAATCCTGTTCTTGGTTTAACAAAACGTAGTGGTTTTCAATATGTAACTGCTTTATCTTCTTCAACTCTTGGTAATGTTCATATACAAACTATTAATAGAGATGCAAACGAAAGATATGTAGCAGTATTTAGTAATGGAAATGTCAAAGTTTATGAGCTTGATGGTACAGAAAAGACTGTAAACAAACCTGATGGTACTGCTTACCTAAATACTTCTACACCTAGAAGTGTAATGAAGACAGTTACTATTGCTGATTATACGTTTGTAGTTAATACCAGCATCACAGCAGCTATGGACTCTACACTTAGCGGTGGTACTGGTACAAAAGCAATCATATTTATTAATCAGGCAACAGCAGATACAACTTATTCTGTGACTATAGATGGAGTGACAGTTACCGATAACACCTCAGGTGATTCTACTTTGAGTACAGATACAATAGCTGCTGATTTAAAAACAGGTCTTGATTCTGGTTTGTCTGGTTTCACTATCACTAGAAATGGTCCTGTTTTATATGTAAGAAAGAATGATAATTCTAATTTTTCTATAGATGGTAGTGATACACAAGGCGATACAAAGATGACAATAATAAAAGATTCAGTACAAAGGTTTACTGATCTGCCTACTGTTTCTCCTAATGGTTATGTCGTAGAGATAAAAGGAGATGAAGATACAAACTTTGATAATTACTACGTTAAGTTTGTTACTAACAATGGTGGTGCTTTTGAAGAAGGGCAATGGGAAGAGACTGTAGAAGCAGGTATAACTTTTAAGTTTGATTATGCAACAATGCCACACGTTCTTATACGTCAGGCAGATGGTAACTTTAGATTTGCAAAAGTAGATGGAGATACTTACACCATATCTAGTGTTGACTATACGTTACCTAAGTGGGGAGAGAGAACTGTTGGTGATGTTATATCTGCACCTGATCCTTCGTTTATTGGTAATAAAATTAATAATGTATTTTTCTTTAGAAACAGACTTGGATTTCTTGCAGGTGATAATGTAATTCTTTCAAGGGTATCAGAGTTTTTTAACTTTTTTCCTGAGACAGTTGTATCTGTTTTAGATAATGAACCGATAGATGTAGCTGCTTCTCATACAAAAGTTGCAATCTTAAAAAGTGCAGTAACTATGGGAGAAAAACTTATCTTGTTTTCTGAACAGACGCAGTTTGTATTGACCAGTTCAGCAGATAACCTTACTCCTAAAACAGCTAACGTAATAGTCGTAACTGAATTTGAAAGTAGTGCAGCAGCACAGCCTGTAGGTTCTGGATCTTCTATTTATTTCTTAACTCAAAAAGGTTCTTTTGCAGGTATAAGAGAATATATTTTACAAGGAGAATCACAGATAAGAGATGCAGCAAACGTCACGATTCATGTACCAAGACTCATACCAACTAATGTATTTAAGATGGCTGTATCTACTAACCAAGATATTCTTGTAGTCTTAGGTTCAGATAATCCTAATAAGTTATATGTATATAGATGGTTGTATGGAGGAGATGGACAGAAAGCTTTAAGTTCTTGGTTTACTTACAGCATCAATACAAACAGGTCTATCTTAAATGTAGATTTTATTGGTACAGATTTATTTGCTGTTATAGAAGAAGCTAATAAAGTAACGCTAGAAAAGATACCATTTGAAACTGAGTTTAGAGAAACTAATGCTAGTTTTGAATATCATCTTGACCATAAGGTGACTGAAGCAACTACAGGAGTATCAGTATCTTATAGCTCTGGTACTGGTCTATCTACTTTTACAGTTCCATATAGACTTAGAGCAAATATGAATATTGTTGGTAGATATTTAGGTAGTGGAGAAACAAGCACATTTGTAGATGCTCAAGGTAATACAAAAACTCTTACATCAGGACAAGTACTTTCGACTACAAATCTTACAAATGGTTCTACTTCTACTATCACAGCTACAGGAGATTTTAGAAATAGTAAGTTTATTATTGGAGAACCTTTTGAAATGCACTATAGATTTAGTAAACAAAGACTGACAGAACAAGGTGCAGGTTCACCTGAGTATGTAGGTGGTAGATTACAAATACATCATTTCTACATTAAGTATGAAGATGCTGGATTTTTTAAAGTAGAAGTAACACCTGAGAATAGAGATACTTCGATTCATAAATTTACTGGTCGTTTGCTTGGCTCTGCTTCTGCTTCTATTGGACAAATAAATCTAGATACAGGTACGTTTAAAGTACCAATAATGAGTAAGTCTGACAGGGTAGATATAGATGTGAAGAATGATACATTCTTACCTACACGTTTAGCTAGTGCAGAATTTGAAGGAGTATTCCATATAAGGAGTAGAAGAATATAGTGGGATATTTAAGAAAATCAAACCTCAAAGACTTTAAATATGTAGTAGATAACATGAGAGTTATGGACAAGATTGAAGCTTTGTATCAAACAGGCTTGAGTCCAGAAGATGCTCTTAGCTATACCTTTTTAGGTAGTAAGACTAATATGACTATTGCTGATGATAATGGTCAACCTATAGGTCTATGTGGAGTACAGAAAGATGGTTGTATATGGTGCGTTGCTACAGATGATTTGTTTGATAATAAAAAATATAGAATACAATTAATAAGACAAGGCAGAAAATGGGTTGATAATCTACTTGAGTCCTATAAAATACTTTATAATTATGTATATGCAGAAAACACTTCTGCTATAAAATGGTTAAAAGCTCTTGGGTTTACATTTGTAAAGCTACATGAGAGTTATGGTTATCAAAAAAAACCTTTCTACGAATTTCTAAGGATTGCCTAAATGTGTGTTACTTCTTTAATCCCTGCATTAGGATTAACAGGTAAAGCTGCTGCTGCATTTAATATAGGCTTGGGTCTTACTGCTGCCAATGCTTTTCTTGGTAGGGCTGCTGCACAGGAAAGGGCAGATCAAACTTATAATCAAGCATTGTTAGCTAACCAATCAGCAGAAAGAGATAAAAGACAACAACAGTTAGCTCTTTCAGAAAAAAAATCAGAAGAAGAAAAGTTTGCAGCACAAGATAAATTTGCAAAAACCATTGATGCTTTGCAAGCTAGTCGAGCTATAGTAGCATCAGAGCAAGCAGGTACGACTATAGGATTATTATTAATGGATCAGGACAGGCAAGCTGCTAACTATAGAGAAAGAATAAATCAAAGTTTAGCATCAATGCAAAGACAATATTTATTTAACGTACAATCAACAGAATCACAATTTGAAACCAGAAGAAATCAACTACAAAGTAATATTAATGAAGCTTATAATGCTATACCAAGTCTAGGTCAAACCTTATTAAATATCGGTACTCAAGGTGCTGGTATGTACCTTAACGCACGTCCTAGTTAATTATGGTTTTACAAGTAGGCACTACAAATTTTCAAAGTACAGCAGGGGAAAGTTTTAGAAGCCCTGTAAATACTTTTGTTGAACCTGTAACTGTTTTACCTAAAACTGGAATGATGGATTTAGCAAAAGCTTTATCTACTATTAATCCTGTTTTACAAAAATATTTAGGTAATGTAATTGAAGAAGAAAAACAAAAAGGTATTCAAGCTGGACAGTTAGAAGTTTTACAATCTAGTCCAGCACAAATAAATAAATTAAAAAAAGAATTAGAAGAAAGAGAAGGTAAAAGATTTGCTAGAAATTTTGTTGGTAACAATATTTATATGCAGTATGGAATAGAAAAACAATTAGCAATTAATTTAGGTAATGCGTCAGAAGCAAAAACTAAAAAGTTTTTTAGTGAATATGTTGTAGATGTAGAGTTACCTGATGGCACAATAGTAAAACAACCTTTATCTCAATTTGATATTAATTCAAAAGAATTTAAAAATGCCGTCAATGAGTTTCAAGAAACTTCATTAGTAAATACAAGAGGTATTAGACCAGAACTTGTAACTCAATATCTACTACCAAAACAAAATCTTGCTTTAGCAAAAGTATTTAATACCCAAGAAACAAATCTTGCAGAAACAAAAATTGAACAAGCTAATTTGTTATTTAATAATTCAGTTCTTAATAGTTGGTTTAGTATAGATAATTTTAATGACAGTATTGAAAAAAATTTAATAGACGATAATTACACAAAGGAAGATAGACGTAAAAATAATAATCTTTCACACGCAGAATTTTTAGCTTTGCAAGAATTACAGTTAAATGTAAAGTCTATGGTTGAGAGAGGTTTACAGGCAAACGTATCGCCAGCCAGTATGTTGACTCTTATAAAAACAAACGCATTACAAATACTTGATTATTACGAAACAAATAATCTTGATATGGATATGGCACAAGAAGAAGTAGAAGACTATATGGATTGGATAGGTAATTTAAAACTTACCAATGGTATGCTTTTAAAAGATTTCTACATACAAGGTGGAGAAGATAAAAGAGAAACCATAATCAATGAAATATTTGACAAGAAAAATGAAGTTATAAAAAATCAAAATACTTATAACAAATTACAAGAAGAAAAAACTATAAATAACACTTTAGATGGTTTAGATTTTTCTCGTACTGACTTTACAGACGCAGCAGACGCTATAAATTATTATAAAAAAATAGGTAATACATTAGATTTTTTAGCTACTAAATACTCAGATAGAATTGAATTTTTATATAAACAATATGATCTTAAAAACTTTAGTGTAGATAATTTCTTTTTTGATTTAGAAAGAATTTACGATCAAGGAGAAATATCGCAAGCAGATGCTTTAGTTCGATTAACTGATGTAATGATGGCTTTAGGACCAAATGCTTCTAAAGCAGATAGAGACAAATATGAGAAATTAAAACAATATATAAAAGAAACAGAAGGTAAAAGTTTAGAAACAAGATTTCCAGAAGTTGCAAACTTAAAAAAATATGGAATGAAAACTATTGGTAAGACAAATGATTATGGTGTTTCATATATAGGCGATCAACCAACAGTAGATAAAATGGAAGACTTAAATTTGGAATTAGATAGATTAGTAAAAAAATATGGGGGTCTTAGTAGTGTATTTACAACTGATGATGGTCAAAAAATGACAGTAAAAAACTGGTATTTAGGAGAGCTTAGAAAAATTAAAAATCCAAAAGCTTTTAAAGAATATGAATTTTATGATTCAGCTTATGACTTTTCTCAAGACGTACCAATAGAAGAAGAAATAACTAATGATGGTAGCGGTAATAATACTGTTAACAACAATGATTTAACTGTAAATTTAGATCAACAAAAAATATTAATATACGACAAAGAAACAAAACTATTTAATGAAGTAAGTGCCAGCGATATACCACAAGGTTCTACAATCGTTTCTATTAATGGTTTATTAACACCTGATGGATCAACACTTAAAGATGAATTGAACATAGATTCTTTTGAAAACTTTAATTACAAACTTTACAACCAAAACTTTGAGAACAAACAAACAATAGAAAAAAATGAAAAATTATTAAGTGATGATTTAGAAGCTGGTACATTTTCAGAAGGTGGATTTACAACATTTGAAATAGAATCTGGTGATACCTTATCTGCAATTTCTGAAGATTTCGGTATTCCAATAGAAGCTATTATGAAAGCTAATGGAATTACAAATGCTAATCAAATAGATATTGGTGATGTTTTATTGATACCAGAAGGTGTTGATTATACTGATTTGAATAATATTAATTTTATAGAAAATTTAGACAAGACTAAACTTATTACAGAACAAGAACACCCCTATGCACCTGTAAGAGAAAAACATAATTTCCAAGTTATTTATAATATTGCAAAAGAAATAGGTATTAAATATCCCGAACTTGTAGCTGCACAAGCTATGGAAGAAACAGGTTGGGGTAAAACTCAATCAGCAGAAAATAACTTTTTAGGTCTTCAAGCTACACCTTCAGAAGTTGCAAGAGGTGAGTCTGAAAGAAAACTGACTACTGAATTTAGAGGTAAAGGTGAACAAGTAGAAGAAGCAGACTTTAAAACATTTAATGATATCAGAGCTATGATGATGCAATACAAGAAACAATGGAATGATGATTTTATAACTAAATCTTATAGTAGAAAAGGTATAGTAAATGCAAACAGTATTCAAGAAGCAATAAAAATGCTACAAGCTGAAGATTATGCAACTAATCCAGATTATGATAAAAATGTATTAAGGATTATTGATCGTGCTATCAAGGAAGGGTGGTTCTAAATTATGACAGATTCAAACTTAAACTTACAAAACAATGAGAATACAAACGAACAGCCGTTAGAGACTACTCTTAACAATGAACAGCCATCAAAGACTGATCTTGATTTTAACAAAGAAATTATTAACTCTAGTTTTAGCAATGTTTTTGAACAAACTAACTATACACCTGATTTTAATTTCAATGATTATGTAAACGAAACTTTTTTTAATGAAGAAACTTTCGATTTTGCTACACAAGATTTTAGTATTACTAATAATATATTTAATGATTTTACAGAAGAAAAACCAAAACAAGATTTAGAGATAACAGATAATCTTCTTAAATATATTGGAGTAACAAAATACATTAAAGGCGAAGGATCTGATTTTAGAACAGGTTGGGACGATACTAGGAAACCTAAAACAAGAATAAATGTAGAAAAGATATTTAAAGAGACTACAGGTTATAGTTTTTCTGATGTTGAAAACAATAAGATAAGCAAAGACATTATTGAAAGTCCAGAGTTCCAAGCAAATCTAGATAAATTTTTAAGTAGCACTTATAAAGATATTCCATTTTCAGATAAGGTAACAATACCAGATAAGAATGATGAGTTTGTTTTACAACAGATTAGTGGTCTTGGTTATGAAATAGGTGGAGGTCTAATGGCTGATGCTTTATTGACTCCTTTACTAGCATTTGGTCCTAAAGGTTGGCTTTTATATGGTCTTGGTCAGTTTTCTTTAAATGCTTACTTCAACATAGAAGCACAAAAAATAAGATATGGACAATCATTAACAGGTAACGAAGACTTATTTAGTTGGCCTGAGGTTTTTTCTTCTGGTATTGTAGGAACTATACCTTTAGGAACAGAAGCTAAAGGTCTAAAAGGTATGTTTAGATCAGGTATTTATGGTGGTACTTTATCTACATCAGAAGCTTTCTTGCGTGATATTTTTGGAGAAGATTTAGATTGGGAAGATTATGCTTTAAGTCTTGGTTTTGGTACTGTTTTTGGTTTTGGTTTAAAAGGTTCACTAGAAGGATTAGAAGGTCTTTATAAAAAATATGATGGTTTAGATTTAAGTAGCATTAAAAAACTATGGACAAAAGAAGATACAAACATTACAAAAAAAGCAGTTGAAGATTTAGGAAAAGTAAAAAACAAAATAGATGAAAAAATAGAAGCAGATGGTGGAAATGTAAAAAAAATTCAACAAAGAATAGATGAAGAAGTAGCAAAAGTTAAGACAGGTGATACAGAAGATACAACAACTAAAAGAGTAAAGACAGAAGACACATCAACTGTTAAAACAGAAGTTGCACAAGAATTAACTTTTGAAGCACCAGAAGCTTACAAGAAAACTAAACCTCGTTATGGTTCTGCTACTATACAATTTCAATCTGACTTTGATAAATTATCTTGGTCATTAAGAAATGGTAAAAAAACAAAAGCACAGAATGATGCAAAGATATTAAAAGTATTTTTAGATCAAGGGTTTACAGAAAAAGAAGTTAGGTTACATGGAGATAAAGTACACGCAAAATTAAAGGCAATAGTTAAAGAACAAACAGGTAGTGCTAGTGCATCAGTAACCAATACTAAAGGTTTAAATTTTGAAGTGCCGATACTAAAAGACTTTGCAAATAAGGTACAAACAAAACTAAATAAATTAGATAGTCAAGACGGTTTGGAATTAGGTAATACGCAAGTTAATCCACAGAAGATGGATCGTATACAAGATATGAAAAAAGGTAAGCAAGATTTTGTTACGCAAAAAGTAAGAACAAAAAAAGAAGAAGGTGGGTTTACAGGTGCTGAAACAAAAAGTCAGTTTGATACTCAAGAAGGTGCATTGAGTAAAATGACAGACTCAAAAGGTAATATTACAGGCGATTTAAAACGTCTAAAATTCATTACTGAATATACAAAAAGAAAAGCATTTTTAGAAGGCAAACTACCAACAGAAGAAGAAGTTGTTATTAACAATCAAGGTTTACAAATAGCTACAGATAGAGTTGCAAACTCAACTCGAAACTTTTTAGAAGTAATTAAAAAAAATGCTGGTAAGAATACTAAAAAAAGTATAAGTGAAATAGATAAAGCAGGTGCAAAAATTATACAGGCTGAACAATTAGTAGATGATTGGTTAGGTATGGGTATTCCTTTAGGCACAAGACTAGGTAGAGCTATGAACGCTTTTAAAATCAAAGGTATTGAAGGCATAGAAGGCATGACACCTGCTGAAGTTATGAAACTTAGTCCTATACAAAAGAAAAACTTAACACAGCAGAATGTTGATATTTCTCCAAGTCTTAATAAATTATTAGATCAAAGTGCAGACTTTCAAACAAATCTATTAGCAAGAATAAAAGAAGGACACGAAACAGGGGATTACTCACAAGTTATAAAAGTTGCACAAGATATGGAAGAAGCAAGTGGCAGCATAGAAAAAATGGTCAAGCTATATAATGATGATGCTTTTGGTAAACTTCTCAAAGTTAGTAGTCAAACTTCAAGAGTAATTAATGAGGTAGGTATTAACGGAGTTTTGTCTGGTCCTCCTTCTCAGATAGTTAACTTAAAATCTGGTATTGCACAAACATTTTTAAAAGCTTTAGCAAATTTTAGTGGTAGTTTAGATATTGAAAATGGAAAAGGTTTAGTAAGAAAAGAAGCATTAGAAGCTGCTAAAAGACATTTATTTGCTTTATTGTATAACTTTGATTTTTCTTTACGAGTATGGAAAAGATCGTGGAATATGGAAGATAACTTTGTGAATGTTGGTAACTCTAAAATTGATACTGGTCAAAGATCAGTAATTTCATCTGAAAGTAATTTCTTTCCTTTAAGAACAGCTATAAACTTTACAGGAAAAACAATAAGACTTCCTAGTAGATTGATGACATCTAATGATGCTCTTATACAAACACCAAATATTATTGCTTCTACTGCATACCACGCAACTACAGAAGGAATAAAGAAAGGTTTAAAAGGGCAAGAGTTAGACGACTATATAAAAAGCAGTATTGATGGAGTAATTTCATACATATTAAGAGGACAAGAAGGATCATTAGGTAGATTAAAACCTTTAGAAGAAAACCTATTCAGTAAAAAAGGCATAGGTCCAAGAGAGTTTATTGATGACCCTGTTCTTGCAAAAATATTTGAAAGAGCTAAAAACTTTGGTAAAGAAATTACATATACACAACAAATAAGAGGTGGTAGAAGTGATGATGTTACTGACCCTCTTGGGTTTTTTGCAGAAGAAATAAACAATCTAGCTATACAATTCCCACCAGTAAGAACATTATTTAAGTTTACAAGAACACCTACTAATTTAATTAAAGATGTAATGAGGTATGTGCCTTTAGCTAATACACCTTTAAGATTTGGTGGTAAGAAAAATTATAACCTTATTAATAGTCTTCTTTTACCAGAAATAGCAGCAGATCTTAGAAGTCCTAATCCTCAAGTTCGTGCAACCACAAGAGGTCAAATTTATCTTGGTAATGCTTTTGGATTAATTTTAACTGGTTTAGCTTATAACAAAATATACCAACCAGCTAGTGAGTTTATAAGTTCAAGCGAATATGATAGTGAAGATGAAATACCAAAGACATTTTTAACTGATGGTGGTCCTAATTATTTTACAAAAGAAGGTGCTGCTAAATATATTTCTCTTTTAAGAAGTGGTTGGTTGCCATACTCTAGAGCATATCTATTGTATGACACAGATGGCGAAATACTATTTGATGGAAATGGAAACCCAAAATATAATTACGTTTCTTTTGAAGGTTTACCAGATCCAGTTTTATCTTTTGTAAAATTATGGGTTGACTTTCAAGGTATGTCTCCATTCTTTACTAAAAAACAAGACAGAATATATGACGAATTTACTATTGGTTGGGCTGCTTATTTTGGTCGTAACTTTACTGATAAAAGTTATATTCAACAAATATCAGAAACAATGGATTTCTTTTCAGCTTTAGATGAAGTAACTGGTGGAAATCAAGAGCCAGAAGATACCATAAGTTACCAACAACAAAGAAATATATCTTACTTATCTAGACTATTTGAATCTTCTGTTATGCCTTATAGTAGTTTAATTGAAGATTTACAACGTATGCCAGCAGATGTAATGGCAGCTTTGTTAGGGGTAGATGAACAAACAGCACAAAGGCTAAGAAAAGAAGGATCAGAAGGTATCACTAAATATGCAATAGAAATACTTGGTAAAGAAATAAGTCTTGGTAATGTTAAAAACAAAAGAATTATTAGGTTGTTTGCAAAACTTGATAAAAAAACATACTCAGGAGATTTTTCTGATTTAACAAGAAATCTTAAAAACTTTAGATTTTTAACAAACGAAGATAAATTAGGTTTAGGAGATTATAAATATAATGAAGTCAATAGTTATTTACAGTATTTACATGGATTAGTACAAGAAGCAAAACAATATGTACCTGCAAATGTAGGTGGAGATTTACCTTTTCAAGTAGAACACATAACAAATGATGTAGTTACATATCCTTCAAAACAAGGACTAAATTTATTCTCAAATGCAAAATACTCAAAGAGTGACTACAATATAATACACGAAGCTACTTATACAATAGGTAGATTACTACCAGAACCACCTAATATTATTCGAGGTAGTAAAGTAAAGAATTTTGTTAAATCTTCTAATTTTAGCAGCAAACTATTTGTACCAATAAAACTAGACAACATAGAATATAACAACTTAAGAAAGTATGTTAATACAGGTATAATAAATTTTTCTGGAAAAAATTATAATCTTGCTGATGCTATGAAAGCTTATTTAACAAATGAGCTTAGTGTTACTGTAGGAGGATTTTCTGCTGTAGAACTTAATTATCAAGCTAATAAAGAACAAATTGAAAGATATGGTTTAGATTCAGTAGAAGGAAGAGAAGCAGCAAATAGAATATATAGAGTTTTAAATAAGATAAATCAACAATATATTAACTTAGGTATTGAAAACTATCTCAAAGCAAACTTTACAGAAGAAGAATTAGAAACTAGGATAAACGTAAAACTAGATCAACAAAACAAGTATAATGATGAATTAGAAGGAATTTTAGATACACTTAATTTAAGAAGATTTTAATCATGGCTACTAACACCACATCAACAGCAACAACACATACTGGTAATGGTAGTACCAATAACTTTGCAATATCTTTTTCATTTTTAGCTAACAATGAAGTAGATGTAACAGTAGCAGGTGTCTTAAAAACATTAGATACTCATTACACAATTAGTGGATCAACAGTTACCTTTACTTCTGGTAACACCCCTGCTAATGGTGCTGCTGTTAAGTTTCAAAGAGATACAGATATAAGTGCAAAGAAAGTAGATTTTCAAGATGGTAGTGTTTTAACAGAAACAGATTTAGATACAAACAGCGATCAGGTATTATTTGCTCAACAAGAAATTACAGATAAATTAGGTGGCATTGAAGAAGGAGCAACCGCAGATCAAACAGCAGCAGAAATTAAAACACTTGTTGGTAATGCAACAGATAGTAATGTTTTTACAGATGCAGAAAAAACAAAATTAAGTGGCATAGATACAAACGCTAGAGATGACCAAACAGCGTCAGAGATAAAAACTCTTATAGCTAGTAGTCCTCTTGATGCTAGTCATCTTGCAGCTAACTCAGTAAATACAAGTGAACTTGCAGATGATTCGGTTACATATTCTAAATTACAAAACGTATCAGCTACAGACAGAGTATTAGGTAGAGATTCTAGTGGTGCAGGGGTAGTTGAAGAAATAACACCTGCTAATTTACGCACCATGATAAACGTAGAAGATGGTGCTACCGCAGATCAGTCTAATGCAGAAATCAAAACTGCATACGAAGCTAACTCAAATACAAACGTTTTTACTGATACTGAAAAAAGTAAACTAGCTGGTATTGAGGCTAGTGCTGATGTAACAGATGCCACGAATGTAAATGCTGCTGGTGCTGTTATGAACAGCGATCTTGATACTAAAGGTGAAATACTTGTAGGTGATGGTTCTGGTGATCCTACAGCCCTTTCTGTTGGACAGAATGGATATATATTAACTGCTGATAGTTCAGAAGCTACAGGTGTTAAATGGGCTGCTAATGCAGGTGGTGGTGGAGGTGGTGCTATCGGTAACGTAGTAGAAGATACTACTCCACAACTAGGTGGTAACTTAGATGTTCAAGCAAATGAGATTAATACAAGCACAACTAATGGCAATATAAAACTAAATCCAAATGGTACTGGTGTTGTTGAGATCAAAGGTGATGGTAGTAGTGCTGATGGAACATTACAACTTAACTGTTCACAAAATAGTCATGGTGTAAAAATAAAATCACCAGCCCATAGTGCAGGTGCAAGCTATACATTAACTTTACCTGTCAATGTTGTTAATGGTCAGTTTTTAAAAACAGATACAAATGGAGTTTTAAGTTGGGCTGCTGTTGATTTAACTGCTTTAAGTGCATCTAATTTAACTTCTGGAACTGTACCAGATGCTAGATTCCCTGCAACTTTACCAGCAGCGTCAGCAGCTAATCTAACTAATATCCCTGCTGCAAACATTACTGGTACATTACCAGCTATTGATGGGTCAGCATTAACAGGTGTTGCATCTACAACTGGTGGTGGTGCTATCTACGAGAATAGTGCTACTATTAGTGCATCAAGAACAATCCCATCAGGGTCGAATGGTATGAGTGCAGGTCCTATTGCAGTAGCAAGCGGAATTACTTTAACTGTCAGTTCTGGCAGCGTCTATACAGTAGTTTAATTATGGCATTAAACATTAATGGTACTACTGGTATTTCTGGAGTTGACGGGTCAGCTTCCGCACCAGCATTACAGGGAACAGATAGTAATACAGGAATAAATTTTGGTTCTGACATTTTAGGATTTAATACTGGAGGAGTTGAAAGAAGTAGATTTGATGGAAATGGAAATTTATTAATTGGTAATACTTCTTACAACGCTGGTGCTTTTGGAGGAAATGCAAGAGGAATAAATGTTGCAGGGATACAGCCACAAGTTTTATTACACGAAACTGATACCGATAAAGATGCTTTTATTGGAATGTCTGGTAGTGTATTTTTTGTGCAGACTGGTGACAGCATCCCTATTCGTTTTGGTACTGCTGATACAGAACGTATGCGTATTACGAGTAGTGGGGTTTTAAAATCAAAAGGTAATACATCAAGTTATATAGCTTCTAGTAATAATTATCATGAATTTTCAAATGACGCTGCACACGATCTTAATTTAAGACTACAAAATACTAATAGTAATGGTTATGGCACAATGCAACAATTTCCACATAATGATAGTGGAATCTACGCATATAGACTTCATAACTATTCATCAGGTAGTGATAGGGCGTTTATTAGAGCAGATGGTGATTTAGAAAACTCAAATAATTCATATGGTGGTATATCTGATATTAAATTAAAAGAAAATATTGTTGATGCTAAGTCTCAATGGAATGATATAAAAGCACTTAAAGTCAGAAATTTTAATTATAAATCTGACGAAAATAAAATAAAAATGCTTGGACTTGTTGCACAAGAAGCGGAAACAGTTTGTCCTAGTCTTGTTAAATCACAACCAGATCGTGGAACAAATAATGAAGATTTAGGAACTGAAACAAAGGTTTTAAAATATTCAATACTTTATATGAAAGCTATAAAAGCATTGCAAGAAGCACAGACTAGAATAGAAACATTAGAAACAAAAGTCGCTGCATTGGAGGGTGGATAAATGACAGCAAAGATCAAACTAAACGCAGCATCAGGTGGTGGGTCTTTCAGCTTACAAGCACCTTCTTCTTCTAGTAATGCAAGGGTAATGACTTTACCTGATACAGCAGATGGAACGATATTAACAACAACAAATCCAAAGGCAGGGAATATTTTACAAGTTGTATCTACAACTAAAACAGATACTTTTTCTACTTCAGCTTATCAAACTTTTACAGATATTACTGGACTTTCTGTTTCAATTACCAATACAGGATCTAATAAAGTTCTTTTACAGGGTGTTCTTTCTATATCTGGTTCTGCTGATACTTTTGCGGTTGCACGTTTAGTTAGAACTACTAGTGGATCAGATACAGCAATATTTATTGGAGACGCAAGTAGTAGCAGATCAAGAGCAACATTTGGTCTTTATTTTGAAGGAAATGTCGAACTAAACGTAAATGGGTTTACTTTTTTAGACACTCCTAGTGCGGGTACTCATACTTATAAAATTCAAGTTTATAGAGGTGAGGGCGGTAGTGAACTATTTGTTAATCGTTCATCTGACGGCACAGATAGCGTAAGGAGTGGAATGGTCGTTAGTTCTATTACTGTTTCGGAGGTAGCAGCTTAGTGGCTATCTTTTATAATTAAGGAAAAACTATTATGGCATTAGATCACGAAGCTATTTACAAAGCATACGCTGGAACAGTTGTTACTATTGATGACTCTGCTGGTGCTTTTGATAAAGATGGTAAATCTGTAACTCTTGAACAAAGCAAGATTGATACTGCAAGAACTGAACTGAATACAGCCGCTGCAGCTATCAAATACCAAACGGATAGAACAACTAATGGTTCTACTGTTTACAGTTCTTTAGGAGATCAGTTAGACATGTTGTACAAAGATATGCTTGCAGGTAAACTAGATACAACTGGAACGTGGGCTACCCACATCAAAGCAGTTAAAGACGCTAATCCCAAGCCATGAGTGAACTAAAGGTCAATTCAATAAAAGGGGTAAGTGCAACCTCGGCTGCGATCAGCATAAATAATACTGATGGAACGTGTACTGCCAATATTACTAATAACCTAAGCAATCGTAATTTAATAATCAACGGAGCTATGCAAGTGGCTCAACGTGGTTCGTCATCTACAACTAACGGTATGCAAACTGTAGATAGATTTGCTGTATATTTTCAAGAAACTGATGAAGCACCTACACAAGCACAAGTAGATGTTGCATCTGGAACTACACCTTACACTTTAGGTTTTAGAAAAGCCTTAAAGATTACAAATGGAAATCAGACAAGTGGTGCTGGTTCTAATGATATGGTTACTATTTATTATCAACCAGAAGCACAAGATATAGCAAATAGTGGTTGGAACTATACATCTTCATCAAGCTATATAACATTATCTTTTTGGGTAAAGTCAAGTGTAGCACAGAATTTTTATGGTCGTGTTACTAGTCAAGATGGTTCAGTTTATAACTATCCATTTGAAACAGGTTCTTTATCTGCTGATACTTGGACTAAGATAACTAAAACAATTCCCGGTAATTCTAACTTAGTTGTTAATAGCGATAATGGTGTTGGTCTATATATCGAATGGGCGCCATTTCAAGGAACAGATAGAACAGCTAGTGGTGTAACACTAAATCAATGGGGAGCTTGGAATAGTGCTGCAAGATTTCCTGATAATACTTCAACATGGTACACAACAAATGATGCAACCTTTGAAATTACAGGAGTTCAACTTGAAGTTTCAGATCATGCAACAGATTTTGAATTTAAATCATTCGCACAGGAGCTTGCTTTATGTATGAGATATTATGAAAAGACTTATCCCTACGGTGTTGCTTTAGGAGGTTCGAGTAGTTATTCAGGTTTTATTAATCAATCTGGAAGCAGTAATGGTACAGGTACAATGGTAGTTCCTTTAGAGTTTGGTGTTGAAAAAAGAGCAGCACCAACAATTACGGCTTATAACGCTGGCAACGGAGATTCTGGAACTTGGTATGTTTTAAGAAATGGTGCTAATGGTAATAATTCTGTAACTATAGATCAAATTTCAACAAGAAGAGCTAGATTATATCTTGGTACAGGAGCAAATTGGGCTGTGGCTGTAGCCGAAGGACATTATGAAGCAAATGCGGAGCTTTAAATTATGAATTACAAACTACTAAAAGATTTTAATGGTAACCCAATTAATGTTATCAAAAGAACAACTGATAATGCTTTAATACCATTTGACGAAGCAAACACCGACTACCAAGAGTACCTTGAATGGGTAGCAGAGGGAAATACAGCCGAAGCTGCTGATTAATTAACCTTATCTTGCATCTGTCTTGTCATATAAGACGTTATTAGATATAAAGGTGCAATAGTTGGTATTATTAAAAGCATTGATATAATTAATGTATGGCTTATTGCCTTAATAATTGCATCTTTTACCATGTTTCAAAAAATAGCTAACATTTTAAGTATAGCCTCATTTGTTCTTATCACTAGCACTTTAGGGGCATCATACATTGGCTACAAATACCTTACATCACCACAATTCCAAACTAAAATTATGAACATGGTTTTATCTGATGTACAAAAACTTATGCCAAAAATGTTAGACAATAAGATTCCAGAGGTAACAGGCCCATCATTACCTATACCATTAAAATAAGTGGAGATCCCACAGGTTGTTATTCCTGAGATACCTGTAATTCATATACCTACAACAAATCAAAGTCTT